AGGCCTGATGCCTTCGCCAACAGACGCAGCACCTGAACCTTGTCGAAGAGCTCCAACTCCAACGTCTGCCCTCCATCCTTGTGCTTGGTCACCTTCACGTTCTTGATCGCATACAACGCGTGCTGCTGTATCCGACTCGCCGCCTTCACCCGGACATTGCCCTCATCATCCCAATCCATAATGTCCGTGATCTTCATGTTCGCCATCGCCAACAACTGATACGCCACCGCCTCACGGTTCTGCACAATCGTTGCTGACCGCTCCAACCTCCGCTGCACACTCCTCACACCACCCCAACCATTCAGGCTGGGCAACTTCTCACCAATCTTCTTCGGCCCAGCCATACCGCCCCCTTTATTTAAATCGATGCTTCAACATGGCATCTGCTATTGCATACGCATCAGCAACCAGCATTGCGTCACCCTGCTTTTCCATTGTCTCCAATCCAGACGCACGCCATTGGTCGCACCAGTTCGCAGCCAACAACCCCTGCATCGCCTTGGCGGCAAAGTAGTCGCGCATACTCATCTCATTTACTAACGCCTCTTTTTTCATCACCCTCTCCTCAAAACGGAATCTGCTCGTCAACATCCTTGTCAACACCCTTCACCAACCCAGCCACCGCCGCCTGGCCAGCCTGGTGCTGATCCACCGGGTTCCCCAGCTGCAGACTGATCCACTCCTCCCCAGCCTGCGTCTGCTTCCTCCACCCACTCACATACACCAACACCCCATTCGGCAACATCAACTTCCCAGTCATGTCCGGGCTACGATCCGTCTTCTTACTCCGCGCCCGAAACAACTGACCCTGACCCACCCTCAGTTCGTATGCCATCACTCTTCTCCAAATAACTTGGCCTTCAACATGTTCACAAAAGCATCCTGCTCGGTAGTAGACACCCCAGCAGACGGATCGCCAGATACCAGCCTGGCAGCAATCGTCGCCTTTCGATCCTCCTCGTCTGCATAACGATAGGTCGTCGTGTCCAAGAACCTCTTCTGCTGCTCAGTCAATTCAAAATCAGGAACCAAAGACCTGTCCTGCTTGATCGCCAACCTCACCGCCTCATTCGTTGCAACCGACTGATACTCGCGTTCACTCAGCTTTGAATACGGGTTCAGTATCACTTTCCCATCCTCAGTCGCCATCCCGCTCACGTTCGGGTTCTTCTCAAAATATCGACGCTCCCCCTCATAGGGTTCGCGCATCTCGACCCCCTTGGGCAGCTTGATATATCCAAAGTCCATTTCACGCTCCTATAAAAATCATGGGAAAAATTGCGGGGAACCCCCATCGATAGCGGTGAAGGCAGGGGGGGCAAGGGTCACGCGTTACGCGGCCGCATGACGCGTCCCCCGCCCGCACGCCTAGCCGTATAGACCGCCCCCTGGTGCCGGCCATCACCGGACACGCCAGGCCACCCTGTACAAAACCCAATCGTTCGTCTGCGTTCTGTACAAACGCGAATACAGCCCCTATACGCTCCTCTCGGTGCTGGTGGCTATCTCCGGTCATCCTGCGCCCCGATCGTCGCCTGTAGCGATTCCTAGCGCCTTCTCGAGGTATCTGCCGTGCGCGGTCAGCACCGCCTCGGCCACCGACGCCGGCCGTGGGTTGGCGATGCCCTCGGCTGCGTACAGGCGCATGACCTCGTCGACCAGGCGCTCCGCGAGCTCGACCGGCACTGACTCGTTCATGATCCTGAACACCTCTTTATCAACCTCATCTATAGCCTGTACTCCTCTTGTCTTTAGACTGTTTATGCAGTCCCTTGGCTGACCATGTGGGGTGTTTACGCATTCGTCACTTTTCAGCTGACTATGTGGCCTCTTTTTGAGGCCTGCTCGGATCCGTTTGACTGCTGCCGTTTCGCCGTCTGCTGGCATGTTGTATTGCCTCCCCGCTGGTTTGCTGCCTACTGGTTTGACCACGCCGGCGATCATGTCGGCGATCATCTGCTGCTGCTTCTTCGGTGGGATGGACTGCATCTTCTTTTCGAGCTCCTGTAAGAACGGTGGCCTGCTGTCTTCGATCCTGCTGGCGATGCTGATGGCATCCGTCGCGCTGACCTGCGGGTCGTACACCACTCGGATCGTGTCGCCTGCGAATCCCCTGAATCCTCGCTTGATCACCTCGATGTACCCGTGTTTCTTCAACAGCACCATGTGCTTGTGAATGACCTGGCGCCGGATGCCTGACTCGGCCGCGATCCGGGTCTGGCTCACCCAGGTGATCCCGGCACGGTTCGCCCAGCTGCAGACCTTGGCCAGCGTCCGTAACGCTCCGTCCGTCAGCCGCCTGTCCTCGAGCGCCCTGATCGGCACCACAGCAAACATCTTCCGGCTGGGCGGCGCCTGCTTCACCTGCTTGCGCCTGGCCGGCACCTGGATGTCTATCGCTTCGACTTCCACATCTTCACCATGAGAGCTCGCAGCTGGTACGCCGCAACCTCGCCCCTGTGCTTCTGCACCTCGAGCAGGTACTTCTGCTTCGACATCGGCCTGCGCTTCGTAGGCTTGTCAGGCAGCGTCATCGCCCACCTTGCCTCGCACCACGCCCGGTACTGCTCCGAGTGACTCCCAACCGAGCGGCCATCCGGCAGGTTGATCACCCTGGCGGTGCTGTGCACGCTCCCGCATCCGTGACACGCAAGATCCACAGATCCAGCGCCGGTGCAGGCCCCCGTTTCTGATCCGCCAGGCGCCACCGTCGACGCCGCTCCGCTGTTGGCAATGACTGCAGAATCTCGTCCCATCACTCACCTGAGCACCTCGTGCGCATAGATTTCCGTCCTTGGGTCTGTACTGAAAGCCTTCTCAACCCTCAATCTGCAGACCTGCTTATCATCGTCGTACAGCACCCCGTTGCAGGCGTCCAGAACGGCCTTGGCGACGTTGTCGAGATCCGGCTTGCCCGGAACCTCATCCCCACGCTTTGCGGCCTCCTGGCGGCGTTTAGACCAGCTGGCAGGGATCGGCGCGAAGATGACGATGCGCACCGACCACGGGTGAGGCGAGGGCAGCACATTGCCCATCGCGTTGTGCGCGGCCTCGCTGACCAGCTTCTCCCAGGCCACCGTCTTGGCTGGCGTGTACATGCGCGGCCTGCCAGCAATCGTGCTGACCCTCGGCCGGCCCTTGCCGACTGCCGGGCCGTCGATCGTGAAGTAGACCGCCAAGCTCACGCACGAATTCCTTCGCGCTCGGCCCACTGACTGAGCAGCACCAGTTCAACCTCGTGAACCGCTCGCGGATCGGATCCAAGCCCCAGCCACTGCGTCAGGACGTGGGCGTCGTAGTCACCCTTCCATTCGACGTGACAACTATGGTGCAGGGTGCTCTCTCGGCTGCAACCAATCTTCCGCACGACATGCCGGGTGCCGCCAGGCGTCTCATGGCACCGCCGGATGAAGACGTATCGCTCGCCAGTACGCTTCAGGATGAAGACCTGGCCAGGCTGCAGGTTGCGCACTCGCCTGATCATCGCGCAATCCAATCGTCCATTGCATCGGCTATCGCTTGGAAGTATTGCTTTGCCACCGCACCAGGCAACACGTCGGCAATGTCCGTCAAAGTAGCCGGCCTTATGACGTGCCGGGTGCCACCAGGCATGTGTTGGTCGCGCCGGAGCGTTACCCAATGAAACATAGAGCTGCCGCAGTGCAGGTTAGCTCCCGGTGACATGTACTCGAAAATCTCTCCGTTGCTTGCCAGAATGAACAACTCGCCAGGCCGTAAGTCTTTAACAGAATTGTTCATCGCGGCCCCGCCAGCAACCGCTCGATCCGCTGATGCACGTCGCTGTAGCGGCTCGACAGGTGCGTGCGGATGAGCTCGTCGATGATGCTGGCCCGACTGCGGCGCTGGTCTTCAGCGGCCTTGTCCAACATCTCCCGTGTGCTGGGCTTCAGCCTGACCATGAAGGGCTTGTAGGGCTCGATCTCCATCGGCTTCCCTTGGTATCGTTGCGATTCCGCGATGATACCGTTTGGTCAATGGACTAGCCTAGTGTCAACGGGTTAGGTTAGGGTTTCCCCTAGTATCTCCCAGCCGATTGGGTATTTGACAAGCCGAAAAGAACCGTGCGAGTATTCGTTTCAGCGGTATCACTGTGATATCGCAGACCACCGAAAAACAGGAGTCTGAACATGCGAGTTGATCAAGCCGTCCAATCTCTGTGGAACTCTGGCTACCGTGCCAATGCCTCCACCGTGTTACCTGGCTACGTCGTAGTCCTTGACCCAGTTCTGGTCGTGTCTGGCGGCGAGCGCCGCATTGAGTACAAGCGCGTCAGTCTGCACAGCACCCAGGTCAGCAAGTTCCTGATCGACCGCAGCTGATCATGCGCATCCTGGCCATCCTCGCGTTCATCGCGCTCGGCGCCGGCCTCGGCGCCGCCTTCGCCACCGGGTCACCCTGGGCGCTCGTGCCCGTGCTCCTGCTGGCCCCGTTCGTCATTCGTTGATCCCAGATAGAGGACACTATGACCAAGTTCGTCGCTTACTTCCGCGTCTCCACCGAGCGCCAGGGCCAGTCAGGCCTTGGCCTTGAGGCCCAGCAGGCTGCGGTCAAGCAGTACGCTGCAGACATCACCCACTCGTTCACCGAGATCGAGTCCGGCAAGAACGATGACCGGCCGCAGCTGCTTGCAGCGATCGCACTGTGCAAGCGTACCGGCGCCGCCCTGCTGATCGCCAAGATCGATCGCCTGTCCCGACAGGCTGCGTTCCTTCTGACGCTCCGCGACTCTGGCGTGCAGATCGTTGCCGCCGACATGCCGCACGCCGGCACCCTCGAGTTCGGCATCCGCGCAGTTGTTGCACAGCATGAGCGCGAGGAGATCAGCCGCCGCACTAAAGCCGCCCTGGCCGCTGCCAAGGCCCGTGGCGTGAAGCTCGGGTGCCCGGTCCCCGAGCGTGGCAGCGTCGCCGGTATCGCTGCCATCCAGGCCCGTGCCAGTGCCTACGCTATGCGCCTGGCGCCGATCGTGGCCGACATCAAGCGTGCCGGCTGCACCACCCTTCGCGAGATCGCTGCCGCCCTGCAAGCACGCGGCATCGCGACCCCCCGCGGCGGCAGCAATTGGGCGCCGTCGCAAGTTCGCAACCTTCTGGAGGCCTGCAATGCGTGAGTCGAAACCCCTGTCCAAGGTGCCGATCGGCACCGGCTACCGGCCGGAGCTCCGGCACAAACCAACCTGGGAGGAGCTCGAGATCCAGCACTACCTGTTGCGCAAGCCTGGCGCCAAGCGCCGTCTGTCTGACGGCTTCATCGCGGTGCTCTGCGTCGTTGCCGTTGTACTGCTAGGGCTCGCGCTATGAGCCTCGAGGGTCGGACAATCAAAGAGCAGCAGCTGGGCCTGTTCGAGGTTCAGCATGGCGAACTGCTCGAGCGGTGCCGGGCAGCGGCCATCGTGTACGCCCGCCGGCACGGGTTTGTGAGTATCAACGAAGTGCGCGAGGCCGTCACGTTGCCGCCTGGCACGCACCCCAGTCTGCTGGGCGCGGTATTCCGCACCCGCCAGTTCCGCGCCATCGGATACACCGAGGCGCTTCACCCGGCCGCGCACGCTCGAGTCGTGCGGGTCTATGCTTTACAGGAGACGCACGATGGTCAGTAAGGTCACCCCCGATGACATGCTCAGCGCCAGCCGCCTGCCGGCGCTTATGGGCCTGTCCAAGTACCGCAGCCCGAATGATGAGCTTCAATACTCAATCGGCGCGATGCAGGGCGAGAATGTACGCACTGAAGGCAATGAAGCGATGAGCTGGGGCAACGAACTTGAGCCCATCATCCTGCGTGAAGCCGCCCGCCGGCTGCGCCTGATCGACCTGGTCACCGATCACCCCGAGGCCAAGTTCCACCCCGACGTGCCGCTCTGCTGCAGCCTGGACGGCACCGCTGACGGTGGCGGGCAGATCATCACCACCGACCCGGACGCCGGGATCTACGTCATCGGCCAGGATCAGATCGAGCTCGCAGGCATCGGCGTGCTCGAGGCCAAGCTGACCAGCGTGAGCCCGGAAGACACGCCGGCGCTGTACCGGGGGCCGATCCAGCTGCAGGCCCAGATGGATATTGTCCAGGCTCGCTGGGGCTGCATCGCCGTGCTCTATCAGGGCACCGAGCTCAGGCTGTTCCTCTTCGCTCCGCACCAGCCGCTCGTCGACCGGATCTATGGCCTGGCCACCGACTTCCAGCGCCGGCTCGACATCTGGAAGAAGAAGCAGATCGTCGACTGGTATCAGCCGATCAACAGCAAGGATGCCGATCGCATGTTCCCCCAGGCCGACGAAGCAGTGATCGACTTGGGCAGCGAAGGTGAGCGCCTGGCGCGAGAGATCCTCGAGGCCAAGAAGACGATCACCAAGGCTGAGGCTGACCGAGAGGAGGCCGAGAAGAAGCTCAAGACGATGCTGCGCACCGCCAGTCGCGGCACCGCCGGCAATCTCGAGATCAAGTGGCCGATGCGGAACTACGCTGCGACAGCCGCCAGGGTCGTGCCTGCGAAGGCCGCGTACAGCGTGCGCCAGTCCACCCTGGCCATCAAGGAGCTCAAGAAATGACAGACCTACAAGCCGCCCACGATCGCGCTGTCCGCGCCATCCTGAACGCGATGCACCTGGCCTCTGAGGAGGAAGCGACCGAGGTCGTCGACTCGATGGCCGCGCTGGTGCTCGAGACCATCAAAGCATTCCTGCCGGAAGGTGAAGAGACATGCAACTGACGAAACCTGGCCCAAAGCAATCGCTCGATAAAAGCATTGAGAGGTTCTGGAACAAAGTTGATCAATCAGGTGGCCGCTTTGCTTGCTGGCCGTGGCTTGGATCGAGAAAGGAAAAGGGCTACGGGCAGACCTACTTCATGGGCAAAAACAAGCGCACGCATCGCGTTGCCTTTGAACTGGAGAACGGTTCAGTCCCGGCCGGTCTGCTGGTCTGCCATGTCTGCGACAACCCAGCGTGCTGCAACCCGTGGCACCTGGTCGCCGCGACTGCGAAACAAAACACAAAAGATATGATTCACAAAGGTCGCGCCAACTTCTTAAACAACCTTCCGCATCAAAAAGGAGTGGCGCGATGAATAGCCTCGTCACAGTTAATCAGTCAGGGTTTGCACCAGCCAACATCGGCGAGGCCGTGCAGCTGTCCGAGATGCTGGCCCGCTCCAGCCTGGTTCCAAAACAGTACCAGGGTAAACCCGAGGATATTCTGGTGGCCACCATCTGGGGCAAAGAGATCGGGCTCGGCACCTTGCAGAGCTTGCAGAACATTGCGGTCATCAATGGCAAGCCTTCTGTGTACGGCGATGCCATGCTGGCGCTTGTCCAGGCCAGCCCAGTGTGCGAGGGAATCGATGAGCACATCGAGAACGAAGGCACGCCGAACCCCAGCGCCGTCTGCATCGCCAGGCGCAAGGGCCGGATGCCGGTCATCGCCAGGTTCAGCGTCGAGGATGCCAAGCGGGCAGGGCTGTGGGGCAAGGCCGGCCCCTGGCAGGCTTACCCCAAGCGGATGCTGCAGATGCGTGCCCGTGGCTTCGCCCTGCGTGACGCATTCCCTGACGTGCTGAAGGGCTTGATCACCGCCGAGGAGGCCCAGGACTACCCGGCCGATGAGCCCCGCAAGATGCGCGACATCACGCCCACGAAGCCGGCCAACCCGCTCGATGCCATCGCCCCGCCGGCGCCGCCACCGCCCGTTGAGGTCGAGCCCGTGGTGCAGACCAGTGACCCGATCGTCATCGCCGAGCAGATGGCCGACACGGTGGAGCAGCTGGTCAACCAGGCGCAGGAGGCCGGCATCGAGATCGTCGAGGTCGAGACAATCACCGAGGAGGAGCTCGAGCGCGAGGCCATCATCGCCGAGTCAGGCAACCCGCCTCGCCACCCAGGTTTCGCGCTGATGGTGCCGGGCAGGGAAGAGCCGCTGGCGTCGTATCCTACGATCGAAGGATGGTACGAAGCCTATGAGGCGCTGGCAGACAAGACCGCCAGGGCTGGCCGCGCTGCTGCTCGCACCAGGATGACCAAACTCCGCGAGCTCCGCGAGGCCAACGAAGGTCAGCTGGGGCGCCTGCCGCTGGCCCTGAAGCCGATTCACATGGCCAAGTACAACCAGCGCCTGGCCGCGCTGGGCGCGACCCTGACGCCCGAGGAGCGGGCTGCAGAATCAGGCCAGGCTGCTGCCTGACCCTTCGGTCATCTTGCCGGCGGCGCTGGCCACCTCGGTCACCCGCCGGCCCCATCCCTTGCCGAACGTCTCCCAGGTCGGCAGCGCCTGCAGAAACTCCAAACGCTTCGCTTGGTATTTGGACACGATCTCATCAGCAGGCATGGCCGCGACAGCCCGCAGCGTGCCAGGCCCGATCACCCCATCATCATCGGCGCCGACCACCTGCTGCAGGAACTTGACCGCACGGCCTGGGCCGCTGTTGATCCCGCAGTCGAAGACCGCGTAGTCGACACCAGCCGGCAGGTCGTCACCCCGCACCCGATCCCAGTACCGCTGCTTGTAGAGCGGCGCCACCATCTCAGGTGTCAGGCTGCGCATCTCGGCCTCGTCGACCGGGCGCTTGACCCACTCTTCCCATACGCGCTGCGTCACGCCCCTGTTAGTTCGGCCCCCTGGGTCTTTCGGGTGGTCAACGTAGCCGCCCTCGTGGTGCAGCACTGCCGCCAGCGCAGACTCGAAGTTCTCTTTCATTTCTTCGCCTTCATATCGATGATCTTCTCGAGCGTGCGGCCGCCAAAGTAGAAGGACATGATCAACATGCCCCACTGACCCAGGAGCTCGACGTAGTTCTCGTTGGTGTTCTTGCCGAACGCGCTCATCATGGCGAAGGTGAAGTAGCCCGCCAGGATCGCGATCAGCGTCATCGGCCTGATGTTCTTCGATAGCCAGCTGTCGCTGCCCATGTCGGCCTTGAGCCGCTCGGTCAGATTGTTCTGCTCGAGCTCGAAGAGCTTCGTCTCGTTGGCCATCTTCGCGAGCTCGCCGTCCTGGTGGAGCTTCGCGAGCTCGGCCTGGGCTCTCGCCTTGGCCTCCGGGTCAGGCAAGACCCTGTCGAGGATCTTGCCGCCTACCTCAAGCAGTGGGCCGAGCGGCAGCATCGTCCTTCTCCTTGCCTATCATGTTAGCCGCGGCGTAGGCACCCTTGCGCCCGACGATCCCGCCGACCGCGCCGATACACAAAAGCATCACGTCCTTGAGAATTGCCAGGAAGGCCTGGTCGATCGGGCTGATCTTCTCCATGTCGTGCTCGACGAACATCACGCCCAGGATGATGCCGACCACACTGGTCACCAGGATGCCGGTCAGCGCCAGCACGATGATGGCCCAGACGCGCACCTCGATCTCTTCTGTCGACATCCTCATACCGATACTCCTGCTAAGACGAACATCATCAGCACAACCACAAACAACAGGATGGCGATGATGGCCATGACCTCTTTCATTGCGCCGGCCACGCATCGATGATGTAGTTGACCAGGTGGTACAGGATGATTCCGCCTGTGCCGACTACGGTGACGATGAGCATCCGCTCTTTGCGCTGCTTCAGCCTGCGGGCTGCGTCTTCCTCGGCCTTACGCTTGGCTGCGATCTCTGCAGACTTGCGACGCTGCACCACTGCGTTGTGCTCGCGCTGGATCTCGTCCCAGACATCAGACTGACCTGACCAGACCAGAAACTGCTTGAGCTCCTCGGTCATCTCGCGAACCTTCTTGGCCGCGATGACAGTCTCTAGCGCCTCGCTCATGGCGCTCTTCTGCTTCTCCGGCGGCAGCTTCGCCCGCTCTTCGGTGCTGGCCTTCTGGATCTGATCCTGGGCATCAAACAGTTGCATGAACTCGCCAAGGCATTCCTTGGCATCGCGGCCTACCTGGATCGCCTGCTTGATGCCAGCGACAGCGGCCTGGGCGGCGGCGAGTGCGACCGCGACCTCGACCATGTCAGACCTTCAGCACCAGGCTGAGGAGGAGCAGAATGATCGCGCCGGCGGCGCCGATCAGAATGTGCTCGATGCGCTTGAGCCTGGCGTTGATGCCGTCATACCTGACCGCGCACACTTCCTCGTGAGTCATCAGCCGAGCCTCCACTTCGTTTGCTGTTGTCATCAATCACCTCATACCACTCAACAAACTGTCCATTAAAAGATTTGAGACGCTCATTTACATCACGGCGGTGGTGGATTGCTCGTCGCGTACGGGATGATTTCGCGTTCGATCCACTCGCGCTCTGCAGCACCAATCGAAGCCGGGCCATACAAAACGTAATTACCCAGAATCGCTACGTCAGCGCCGTCAATTTCTGGCGGGAAGAAATTGTTGTCGATATTCCCGAGAGCTCGGCCACCAATTAAGGTTCCCCAGTAAGCTGCATTGACGAAGTTAAACTGAGGATCCGTAAGCACCGCTTTGCCAAGAGAGTTAACCGTGGCAAGAGTGATGACATACAGATCAGCCTTGTCATGCACGCGCTCCCATTGCGCATTGCGATAGACGTGAATGTTCTGCACTTCCTTCCATGAGGCAGACGGTTCGTCATAGGTGTACGCGACGATGACATCCTTCCAGGCGCCGCCGCTGTAGACAGACATCCTCACGATGCCACCCGCAGCCAGAGTGCGCCGTTGGATGCAGACCCGCTCGGCGATGACGTGCTGATGGTCACCGGCACCGCGTAGGCCAGCTGGTTCGTACTGATGACCGTGATCTCGTCGTTGAGCGACAGCGCCGACAGCCCTGTGATGCTGGTGCCGTTGGTCGCCGTGAACTCGGTCGAGTAAAGCTGCACGCCGTTGATGTACACCTGCACGCTGCCGATAACGTAGCTGGTCGTGATGCTCGTCTGGCCAGCAGTGGCCAGCGCCCGGTAGATCGTGTAGGTGCCGGTTCCCATGTTCACCCAGCCGCCAGCGGTGTATACCTTCACCATTGCTGCCACGCTGTTGTAGTACAGGTCACCAGCGACACGCGCCGTGCCATCCGGCCTGGTGGTCGGGTCTGACGTGTAGCTGCCGTAGTAGAGCGTATTCGGGGCGCCGGCCGTGGCTGTCGGATTGCCGTTCGCGTCGAATGACAGATACTTGTTCGCCCTGGTCGTGCGGCCAGGCAGGGTCATGTTGATGCTGATCGGGTCTGTCTGTGGCGCAGTCAGCGCACGGCCAAGGCCTTCGGCATTCTGCTGCGCGAAGATCGTCTGCTGGTCGAGCTCGTCGTTCAGCACGTTGGCGAAAAAATCACCGCCGGTCACGAAGTCGGTGGTGCGGCTGATCGTCCGGTTGCCGACGATCGCGATCTGGGTGGCGCCTGTTGGCGTGGCCGTCAACGTGATATAGCCGGTGCCGTTGGCATTGATCGTGACTGTGTAGTCAGTAGTGAGCACCAGCAGCGTGTCGTCGCGATAGACCGCGATGTCGGTGTTCGCCAGGATCTCGAACGTGAAGTTGTACGGGCCGGTGCCGCTCGCCGCGTAGACCACGCGCCTGGTGACGTTGTTGATTGGGACGCCCATCGCTCAATCCTTCCAGTTGGTATTTGTACTCGATCAGTCCGGCTTGTAGTACATGCCATTGGCACGGCGAAGCTCTTTGAGCTCGTCGATCTTGGCCTGCAGGTTCACATCTTCCGAGAGCAGCTTCTTCTTTGCCGCGTCCATGTATCGAGAATGCACGCGCTGCACCGTCTTCTGCTGGTCGTCCAGGTTCAACAGGTCAAACCCTGGCATCTGCATAGTTTCTAACAGAATGTCTTTGACGTTGAAAAACTTCTTGGTCTTATCCTTCAGTTCTCTCTCTTCGCCGAGCTCTTTTCCGTAGATCGTGAGCAGCCGGTTGTATTGTGCCGCGCTCATTTCCACGCCGTCGATCTTGCGCTCCGGCATCCCGACCGGCGAACCGATCCGCACCAGCGCATCGTCAACCTCGCTGAACTGCTGCGGGCTCACGCGAGTCGGCAGCACCAGTTCGTAGGCCTTGCCCTGACCAGCCAGCACCGGGTCACCCCATAGGTTGAGCGCCTCGGGCAGCGCCTCGCTGGCATAGGGCAGGCGGCTGCGATACCGCTGGAAGGCCTCATAGAAGCCGCGCACGCCCATCGGCAGGTCTGGGTTGGTTCGCACGTCACGCACGGTTGGATCTATCAGCCGCTCAATGCTGGCCACCAGCGAACCATACGCGCCGGCCGGTGACCCGCCGATAACAAAGCCGCCGTATTGCTTGGCAAGTTCGTTGACGATCTTCTTGCCGTCGACCTGGCCCTGCTGGTTGGTGCCGATCAGCTTGGCGACATCAGCGACGCCCTGTAGGTATGGCTGCTCCTTCAGGTACTCGTACAGGCCATAGGTCGCGCCCATGAATACCTGCTCGATCTTGCCGGCATCAGGCTCATGCCTGGCGTATTCGGCATAGTCGGCAGCAATCGCCAGCAGCGCAGAGACAGGCTCGAGGCCTGAATAGCTGACGTACTGGTCGCCGATTTTGAAAGAGTAGGGCTTCCACCCGTCTCGCATCAGCGCCTCGCGGTCAGCCTTGCGCTCTGGGCCGCGACCGGTGATCAGGCCTTCGCTTGCTATCGCGCCAAACGTCGCCAGCACAGCAGAACCCAGCGTGACCTTGGCGAGCGCCATGTCGCGGTAGATGCCACCCTCTGCGATCTCGTTGCGCCACTTGCTGGACAGCGGCGCGAACGGCGTGCGCTCGATCACCTCGATGCCGATATTGGCTGGTGTCTTGAAGAATGGCACCAGTACCTTGAGCGCCGGGGTGTTGAAGACCTGCTGCAGTTTGTTCAGCGCCGGCGGCAGTTCTGCGGTGAATGTGCCGCGCCTGGCGTAATCCATCGCGGCTTCGTCCAGGTCGCGAGGAGGGTGCTGCAGTAGGCCGGCAACCTCAGTCTCCATCCGCGCCATCGCATCCGCTTCTGGCAGACCGTTCTCGATCGCATCACGGTAGACCTGCTTGCCGCGCCTGGTGACCAGCGTGTTCAGGTGCATCCGGTAGAACACGCCTTTGAAGAACTCGTCCTCGGTCATCATCATGCGACCGGGTAGCGTGACCGCCGTGCCGTAGTAGTCGAAGGCCTTGCCCAGCCAGGTGTCTTGGCCGACACCACTGATCCGCTGCAGGGTCTCGCCCATTGATTCCTGGGGCGTGCGCTGCAGTTCGATCTTGGTCAGCAGGTCGCTTGGCTGGTTCTTCTTGAACGCATCAGCCGCCAGCGTGAGTCCCTCGACCACGCCGTTGCGCAGCGACTGCACCATCGTCAGCGTTTCGTCGTAACCGATCTTGTCGGCCTCGCTACCAGGCAGCAGCGAGCGCCAGCTGCGCACGCCTTGCGGGAGGGTGTTGCTGTAGAACGATGCGATCAGCCGCTCGGGAATCTGGTAGAGCCCGAACATCGAGTTGCCCAGGATGTTCTTCGCGTGGCTCACCGGGCTGGACAGCAGGCCGTTGATGAACGTGGAGAACCAGACATCCTTGACGCCGGACATCATCGACTGCTCGACCAACTGGTTGCGAGCGGCACGGGTCTCGAGCGTCAGGTAGGCACGCGCCATGTCGGTCAGCGACTTGTCGCCGCCGTACTCATCGAGCACCTGGCGAATCACGTCGGCATTGCCTTCACGCGGGATGCGGAAGACAGCCAGGGCGCGGGCGGTCTCGGTCTGGATCCCTTTCACGCCCTTCTGGATCATGCCGTGCAGCGCGACCTGCTGGCGCAGCTGCAGTTTCTGGGCATCAGTAGCCTGGCCGTTGGCCACCAGTTTGAACAGACGGTCGAGCTCACCGGCCGAGCTCTCGAGCACCTCGAGCGCCTTGTAGGTCTCGACCGCGCTGCCCAGCATCTTGCCCTCAACAGGCGACACCAGACGCGCCAGGAACTGCTCGCCGATGCCAGACTCTGCTGCCTTCTTCTTGATCTCGTCGAACGTCACCCGCTTGGTCTGGATGCCGAGCGCATCAGATACGCCGGCCACCACGCCAGCCGCATCACGGTCGGCATAGCGCCCCAGGTTGAAGGCTTCCTCAGGCGGCTTGCCAGTCAGCGGGCTGAACTTCTGCCGGCGATCGACGGCACGCTCGACCTCGCCTGTAAGTTGCTCGTCAGCTTCAGGGATGACACGGAACCGACCTTCGGTCGTAACCGGTGGGAGCTCGCCTGGCTTCGCCTGGTAGGCCTCGGGGCTGATGTCGCGCACCGCTTTCGGCGCTGCTTTCCCTACAGCCTTGCGAACGACAGAACCCAAACCGGCAACCTGCACCGGCTCTTCCATCGTTGGGGAACCAGGCTCGCTGGTCAGCGGCTGGATCTCAGCGGGTTCTAGTTGCTGATCCGCTGGCATCGGTTCCAGCGGCATCTCACCCGGAGGATCGACCTGCGGCAGCATCTGGCCAAGACGCTGTTCAAGGGGAGTATTGGGGATGGCCATCACTGCGCTCCAGGCTGCGGAGCGCGACCGCCCCGAGTTACGCGAGACGTACTTCCGGCGGCAGGCTCATTTCGTCCAGGTCGTCCGGCACTCCCTCCGGGTACGCCAACCCCAGGTAGTTCTCCCGCGTTACCGGGAGTCCCGCCTTCTGGAGTAGCTGCACCACGAAGTCCACTTCCTTCCCACTCGGGGGCGCGGATTCCACCGGCTGCTTTGATGACCTCATCTCGGGCCTCGTTGATTGAGAGCTCGCCATTCCCATATCTTACCCAGATGTCGTCGATCCTGCGAGCATTGGCCGGCGTCTTGAATGTGTCAGGGAACAAGCCGCGCACAGCCTCCCAGGTGATCGACTGCATCTCCCTGGGCAGCACGCCACGCTCGGCAGCGGCGCGACGGTACGCCTCGGCATAGAGCCCGTAGGTTCCCTGCACACCGGTGATTGAACTGTTCTTCGGCCCCATCTCGCCTTTCACGCCAGAGCCGAAATTGTGCAGCACCTCGCGGCTGTTGCCGGAGAGTGGGCGCAGCAGGCCAGCAGCAACCGCATGCGTGTCGATCGTGACGTGGCCAGCAGGATCTGTCGGCGCATAGATGTTGTTGTAGAAGTTCCGCACCTTGTGCTGACCGCCAAGCATCGTGCTGATGTTGGCCTTGCTCGGATCCTCGAGGATCGAGATCGCCTTGCCGATCTCATTGAGTGAGCCCCAGGCGACCTTGAACTCCTTGCCGGCCTGGGTCTTCCTGACATCAGCGAAGTCACCTTCAGGCGTGACGATCTGGTGGCTGCGCGGGTTGAAGGCCTGGTCGAAGGTACGCACCCACAGTGCTCGCTCTGCCGGCCCCTCGAGCTCGGCCAGGCTCTTGCCACGCACTAGGTCGAGCACCGGCTTGTACTTCGGGTCAGCCCAGATCTGTGCAGCGATCTGATCCATGTCACTGTCCCAGCGGAACGCCCACTGGTTCTGCGTGATATCGATCACCCGCTGGCCGAGCGACACATTCATAAACCAGTCTTTCTGGGGCGACAGCACGGCCAGCACGCCGGATAACGCCTGGTCTGGCTGGTTGTACTCGCGGCCCCAGCGGTCGACGATGTTGCGAGCACCGTCGTACCAGAGCTTGCTGCGCTGGCGCGTGGCATCCGGCACCTGGTCGTACAGGTAGAGCAGGTTGTCCTTCACCTCGGTGATGAAGTCCTCGGCCACCTGGTTGGTGTCGGTGGCCTGCGTCTTGATGTTGGGGTAGGCCTTGACCAGGTTGACGTTGTGCGTGAACGCAGCAGGGTCTGCCTTGGCCGCATCCAGTCCGATGACCAGGTTTTGCGTGAGCGGGTTCTCGGTGGCCTTCACAGCGGTCGGCAACCTGGTGCTCACCACGTTGGCGCCGATCTTCCTGGCCAGCGATCCGACGCCGCCCTCGGCCTCGGTAGGCTGGGCAGCAATCGCAGCAGCTGCAGCAGGTAGAGCGCCAGGGATCGCCCTCGCAACGGTTCCCGCTGCTTTGGCTGCGGTGCCGACGATCGGCAGGTTCAGCAGTTCAGCCGCCTCGGGTTTCAGCCCTGCAGTGCCGCCAATGCCGCCAGCGCCACGGGTCGGCATGAACCCGTAGCTCATGTCCTCGATCACCTTGCCGGCTTCGCCGACCGTCAGATCCTTGAGGGTCACGCGGCCGAGCACCGGGATGTCGATGCCGACCTTGTCCAGCTGCACGCCTGCAGCGGTCAGCGCCTCGCCGAACTTGCCGATCGCCTGCTGGAACATGTTGCGCGGAATCGGCCCGATGCTGGCCTCCGGCTGCTGCTTCGGTTCCTGGGCGGGCAGCGTGCCTACCGTTGCCTGCATCGCGGCGTCCTGCGCCTCGGGGATCGCCGTCTCGCCAGGGAACTGGAAGTTGGACAGCCGATTGAGGTATGCGTCTTCGATCTGCATCACTTCACTCCATCGGCCTGGTCGAGCAGCTGCCGGACACGCTTGAGCTCGTTGGCGTTGAGCTTGCCGCTCCGTTCAAGAGCAGGCAGGCTATCTCGAGTGATCTTTCCTCCGGCTTTCTTGACCCACGGCGAGGTGTCGTCCTGCAGCTGGCGCTGCGCAGCCTTGGCCTCTTCTGTACCGCGACGTTGCTCGAGGTTGGTCTCCAGTTGCTGCAGGATCTGGCGCGGCGTCATCACCTTGCCATCGCGTGCCGCCTGCGCCTGGATGTCGAGCGCCTGCGCCTGGAGCTCAGACCTGCGCTTGAACTCCTCGCCCTTCGGGTCAAGCACCACCACGCTGCCAGGAATCACCGGGATGCCTGCCAGCCGGCTGATGCCACGATCGAGCTCTGACTGGTCGCGCCGGTCTTCAGACTGCAGCAGCTTGAGCGCACCGACAGCATCCTTCGGCGACAGACCTTTGCCGACCATCTGCCAGATCTGATCAGGCTGCGTGATCGTGTTGTTGTAGATGCCCTGGGTCACATTGAAGAGCACCCGTGCATTGCTTTCGCCCTGGCTCGGCGACAGCAGATCCTTCAATGTGCCGATCGGTACAGCGCCCTCGGGTAACTTCGTCAGTTCTCCGATCAATTGATTGCGAGTCGGGTCACCCTCTGGCAACGGAAAGATCATCTCGAGCAGGTTGTACGCATTGCGCTCGGCCTCGCGCTTGAGACGATCGCGCTCATTCTTCGCAAGCATCTCGCGCTG